AATAAATGCATTATCTTTTTTTGAATATGCTAAGAAGTCAATTGTTCCACAAAGTTTCCAGTCTCGATCATATACAATGTATTCATTCTTTACAGGGACATACATCTTCTTTAGAGAATTAAAGATTTCTTTACACTTAGCTTTACGATATTCGAAATCTTCAATCATGCCTGGATATAAAGCCATTTTATCTTTATTACCTTCGTAATCTTTATTTTGCCATAAGTATTCCATTACAGCATGAACTTCAGTTCCTAAGATTTTTGCATAATCACCAGATTTATTCCATTCTTTTCTTAGAGATGGAGCTAATTTCTTTGATTCAATTTTAGCCATTGCAATTACTTGGTCTTTCTTCAATTTAGGATTTGCTGCAGCAATTGCGGCTTTTGCTTTATTGAATGCTGACTTTTCTGCAATTAAATTCCAATCTTTTTCTTTTTCAAATTGGCCACAAAAAGTAGTCACTGAAGTATATTGTGTACCTACACTATCTGTATAAGTATGTGGTCCTTCTTCGAAATAAATGTCGTTGAAGGCCTCCCATAGTTCATTAAATATCATTTAGTTTTCTCCGAATCTTATATCACCAACTGTATCATCAGATGGTCTCATTGTTTCAAATTCAGGATTTATATTTCTGATTTCAATCATCTTATATAGTTTATCCTGTCTGTGTTTATATTTATTCCATTTAGCAAGACAGTCATTCATGTGTAGTCTATATCCATTGACTTTAACAGGGTCTGTCTCATCTTTACGTGCATTGATATAAGATTCAATGTAAGTGTAAATAATATCCATTCTAGAACCACATTCATTTGCATCATTCTGAATTTCTGGAATAGACTTTTCCAAATAGTCCTTTATAGGTATTTCATATAAAGGATGTGAGTCATTAATAACATTCTGTTGTTCTTTCTCTTTACGGATACGTTCTTGCATTTCTGCATAAGTATTCTGTATCTGTTTCTGAATGAACTCTTTATCATTATTATCTTTCTTTTTAAAAAAATCAAACATTATTCACCATTAAAATTTATCAATACGATTTGTTTTTCTTTCTTTAATTTTGTCCATTCATGCAAAGTTTCATCATATTCTTTTTGCAAATAGGTATAAGCATTCATATAATCTTCTTTGGCTTTTCCATATTTTTCTTTACCATAATCAGTCAAATGTTTTTGACATGCTTCATATTCTAAATATTCCAAATATAATGCACCTAATGCACTATTGTTTAATTGTAATAATCTCATACGGCAATCTTTCATTTGTGCTTCTTTACGAGAAATAAGCGTATCGATTGCATGCGTATATTCTTCTTTTGTTTTATAATCTTCTGGGTTTACTATGTATTTCATAGAAACAAATATACAAAAAAGGTTGTTTGGATAACAACCTCTTATACATTTTATTTCTAATTTTTTAATATAACTTTAGATATGGTGCTGCCAAAATCTTTATTTCAGTTCCAGTCTTTTTAACGATTTTAACTGGATAACCTGCAGCTTCAGCGAACAACATAGCTAATGTTTGAGGTTTGTCTATAAATTTCTGTGCAACTACCTGAGCAACAGCTGTGACTAATTCACCAATGTTTTCTGCAGTTCCATCATCCATAATTTGCTTAACAAGATTTGGAATATTGATATTAGGACCTTCTTCACCTTTAATTTCTGATTTAGCCATAGGAATGTTTGCATTACCAAATGCTGGGTGACCTTTTTCACGGAATTCAGATGCAATTGATGAACCACCCTTAGTTCTAATATCCAAATTTATTTCATTAGATTCACAGTGAATATGGTCTTTATTAGCTAGCTTTAATATAATACCTGATGACTTACCTTCAGTTTCAATAACATCATCTTGTGTTACTTCAGCAAAGGTATTCTTCTTCATGTTTGCCTTTGTTCTTCCATGATATTCAATGAATATTTGTTTCTTTTCATTGATTGTAGGACCAACAGCAGTAGTTGCAGCTTTATCAAAGTTTGCGGCAGCAATAGTTGCTTCTGATACAACTTGCTTCAAAGAAATACCCATCAATTCCTGATTTACGAATGCATAATTTAATAACTGATTATGTTCATCTAAGTCTTTTGCATTCATTACAGTAGTCATAATCTTTTCAGCACGTGGTGCATTGAAATACAATACAATATCAGATTTATCAATATTATCCTTATTGAATGATAATCTCTTCTTTCCTAAATATGCTTCTAGAACAGGAATAATTGTCTTTGTGACTTCAGGACAATTCTTAGATAATCTATAGTGACCAAATTGTGCTTGACCCCAGTTTGCAATTCCTTTTTTGAATACAGAGTTAATCAAGCCTTTAATATCAGCGCTCCAGATTGCTTCAAAAGAATAAATCCATGACTTTAAGAATTCTTCAAATTGGATTTTGAATGATTTAACATCATTTTTTGGAACACCAAATTCGATATATTTACATACACCAGTTTCTTTGATTGGGTCAGATGCTAATAGCCATTTATACAATTCAGAACGTGTATCTTCTACTTCTTTACCACGTTTAATCAATGGTGGAACATCTTCTTTAATTGTATGTAATGCAGTTCCTCTAACTTTCATTGTCAATAATAGAGCAGTAATTGCTTCCTGAATTTCAGTAGCAGCGTCACCCTTACCAACATAAATCTTATTAGAAGAACCATCAGATGCAGATTGTTTCAAATCTGATACGTGAATATTGATTACATTACCATCTGTGAATGTAAATTCATAGTCTTTATTTGCTAATGTTTTAGCTTTACCAACTTTCAATAGATTTTGATAAGCTTTACTATTACGAACTACACAAAGCTTAATATCAGAAATAATATCTTCTGGACTATCTACTGTTTGAACAGCTTTATTAAAGAAACCATCTGCACCATTCATATTAGTTAATGGCATTAGCTTACCAAATGCTGCTTCTAGTTCTTTAATATAATTCTTATTCTTCTTAATATCATTCTTGGTGATTGTTTTTTCACCAAGATACAAATCTTCAAGCTGATTTGTTTCTTTTAACCAATCTGTAAAAAACTGTGCCATTATAATTCTCCTATGTTATATTTATAACACAAAAAAGAGAGGTCAGAAACCTCTCTTTAATTTAACTATAAGGAATAATTTAAGATTCTAATGATTTCAAATAACTTGCAAAATTCATTGATTCATTAGTTGAACCTCTTCTTGCATCAAATCCCTTAATTACATCAGGACTTCTGTTGAAATAAGAGAATGCAGAACGGTCAACTAACTTAACGAAATTACCATCAACATCTGATACCATAAATCCTTCACCATTAGTGTCCTTCATACCAAATGTAGTTTCAACCTTATTTACCCATTTGTTAACTGAATTCAACTTAGTAATGAACTTATTTTTTACATCTGCTGCAATATACAATGCTTCTGCAATCTTATGTAGCAATGGTTCATTTGTTTCAATAATAGTATGTAAGTCTTTAGACTTGTCATCTAGAGAAATTCTCTTCTTATCTCTACCTGCTTTAGTCTTTAACTTTTCCAATCCTTGATATTCTTTTCTCATTTTACCAGTGACCCATTTATGCAATTCATCTACGAATGTTTCTGGATCAATTAGTTCTGATTTGTCAACTTTATTATTCTGTAATGTCATTACATAGAAGTTAATAAAGTCTGCATTATTTACTAACAAATCATAGTCAGCATCATTTACAATTTCAGAACATAGAGAATGCAAATCATAAAGAGAATCTTCAATATCATTTGCTTCTTGGTCTGATAGGGTCTGAACACCTGATAGATTAGGTAGACGTGCATCTAATACGAATGCCCATTCTGGAATTCCATTTAATTCATCTGTAGAAGCATCATTAGACTGCTTAACAGTTTGAACTGAACTACCTTTATAACGTGTATGGAATACAATACCAATATCAGAAGCTAGAGCTTTCTTTGCACCATCAGAACCTACTGGTAATGCATAGACCAATGTATTTGGCTTGAAATAGATATACTTCTGACCATTGTCATCTGTATAATTCTTAATATCACCTTTAGTGAATAGTAAATCACCCTGCCAAATTTCACCAGTTGGAATAATCTTTGCTTTAGCTAATTTCAATGCAGCTTTTAATTTAGCCTTCAATTCTGGAGAACGGTCATCTGCTTCAATGTCTTCATCTGAAGTATAAACCTTTGGTGTTGCATTGAAGATAGACTTTGTAGATACACCTGGACCTTTTAGACCTGGGAATTTTGTATACATTGTGATAGCTGGAGCACCATCAATCTTTACAGTAATTCCTGGCTTTTCTTTATCAATAGAACCAGTTAGTGTATCGAATACTTGATTATAGAAACCTAGCATTCTAGAAATGTAAGCCTTACCCTTTAAGATAGAGTCTTCCATGTGTAATGAGTGTGTATCTTCATTTAACATATTCTTATCCTTTATAATTGTTGATTCGTCTAGTACTCCATTCTGTCTAGCGAATCTTACACATAAATTCCACATCTTTGGTGAATATCCAGTCATTTCTAAGAATGCTTCTTTATCACCATTTCTGATAGCTTCTCTTACTTTAGTTCCAGATACTTCTTTATCACCTCTGTCAGTACAATATAAGATTTCAAATTTACCAATATCATTTTCATCTTGTAATTCATATTCTTCACCAAATGGAACACAATACTTTCCATATAAGTCTGCTCTATCTGGTCCACAAATAAGAACTAAACGATAATCTGGGTACATTTCAGCATATTCATAAAGTGCATCTAAGAAGAAATGTGCTTTACTTGTATATGCTCCTAATATATTATAACCTAAATCTTTACAACCAGCTTCTGCAATTTTAACCTTTTGTTCCAAAGTGAACATATTACGGTCATTATCGATTGGCTGATTTTTATAAGGTGAAACAATAATGAAGTCTTCGATACCTTCTTGTTCACCTCTATCTAAAAGTCTTGCATGACCATATTTACCTGTAAATGGACTAAAACATCCATAAATAACACCTAATGGTTTATCTCCCTTTTCATAAGTATATACAGGAGAGTCAATATTTGCTCCCTTATCCTTTTTCCAAGGAGATTTTACATTTTTGATTTGAAATCTTTCCATTAACATTATATTACTCCTTGATTTATTTATATAATATATTATGTTACCAGATGAAGATAATAAAGATGATGAATTTTATATTTGAGAACTCAAATAGAAAATTAGAAATATATCTATGACAGTAAGTTTACGACTTACTGTTTTTTTATATATTTGTATATTATGAATAAAGTAGTTCAAAATAGAAAAAAAGTAATGTTATTCGACCTAAGCAATTTGATAATGCGGTGTCTCTTTGCATATCCGGTCAAGCCGCACGAAAAAGAATTCAAGGAATTTAAGGCAATCTTTATGCGTTCATTCCTAAAAACTATTAAGGATAATTGTCCAGAAAAGATTATCTGTTGTATGGATAATACTTCTTGGAGAAAAGATGTCTCTGAAAGTTATAAGGAAAATAGAAAAGCATTTAGAGCAAAGTCTATTGTAGATTTTGACGTCTTCTTTCCTATTTCTAATAAACTAATTGAAGCATTAAAAGACTGTGCTCCTAATATCCAATTCTTGGATGTTCCTAAGTGTGAAGCAGATGATTTAATTGCTGTTATTACACGTAGCAATCCTGATTGGGATATTATCAATATTTCTACTGACCATGACTTCTATCAGCTTTATAAGTTCCCTAACTATAAGCAGTATGATGGTATGATGCATAATTATGTAGAAGTATTGAATCCTGAACATGAACTTATGAAGAAGATTATTCTTGGTGACAAGAGTGATAACATTCCTAAGTTAAAGGCAAGAGTTGGTAAAGTTACAGTTGCAAAGATTATCGATGCAGGTGTAGATCAGTGGTTAGAAGAAAATAATCTTAAAGAAAAGTTCATGGAAAACTTTAAATTAATTTCATTTGATTGTATTCCACAGATGTATGTCGAAGATATTAACGAAGCAGTTAAGTCATTCAAGCCAGGTAATTTTTCTGGTAAGAAATTTACTCAGTTCGTTATAAATGAAGGTATGACAGATATATTTGAAAAGGTCTCAGAATATATTGAAGTATTGAAGAAGGTTAAATGAACGATTATAAACAATTGTATAAAGTAGCATTAGTAGAATATGCTAAGTTTTCTACATGCGACAGATTAAAAGTAGCTGCGCTATTAGTCCATGATGGTAGAATTCTATCATGTGGATATAATGGTGTTCCATCTGGTGACCAACATTGTTGTGATAAATTTTCACATGATAATCATGGAAATTTTTACATAGATGGTGAACCAGTTTCTGAAGAAGTTTATAGATTTAAACATCATGAATTTAGTGAAGTAGATGAAGTTCACGCTGAAGTGAATTGCTTGTCTTATGCTCTAAAAAATCATGTAGATGTTAGTAAATGCACATTGGTAGTATCAATTGCTCCATGTTCAAACTGTGCTAAGTTTATTCTAGCATCTGGAATTAAGACAGTTTATTACGTAGATTTATATGATAGATCTGACGCAGGTATTGAGTTTTTAAAGAAACATAACATTAAAGTAGAAAAAATATAAGGAAAATATGGCATACATTTATAAGAAAAGTTCAGTAAAGAAAACATCATTTGCAGTTGTATATAATAGTGGTTCCCTATTTGAAAAGGAAGGTCAGTATGGAACAATGCATTTGATGGAACATTTAATTTGTAAAACATTTATTGATGAATATGATACTTTGACTGCAAATGCAGTTGACTGGAATGCATATACTGGTCATGAACATATTGTAGTTTATATGAGAGGTCTTGCATCACGTTTGACTTCTGATATTAAGAAGAGAGTATTAAAGAAGCTTCTAGGTGGTCTTGATAATTTAACTGAAGAAGTATTCCAGAAAGAAAAGGCTGTTGTTATTCAGGAATATATGGATAACTTCAATGACCCAGTTTCTGGTAAGTTCTTGAACTGGATGAGAACACATTATGGTGATTATGGTCCAATTGGTGAAATTTCTTGTATTCAGAATTTCACTCTAGAAGATGTAAAGAAAACATATAAGGAAATGTTGTCAAAGCCAGCACGTATTATTGAAGTTGGTCCAACATCTACTGATTTGTCTGATATGAATATTGAATACGCAGAAGAACTAATCAGACAGCCACGTAAGATTAAGTATAAGAAAGATTATAAGTTGGTTCAGCAAGAAGTATTGCCAATGGATAAGTCTACATTCTTAGTTCATTCTAAGAAGTTGGTAAGTAAG